CGATAATTAAATATTCTAAGTGTTGTAGTTGCGGAAGTATAAGAATCCACTGTCGCACTAAATGAAGAATTACTGTTTGATGTGCCTTGATAAATTGCGGTATTTGGTACAAACAATTGTCCTTCAGTAACACTATTCAATACTATATCAGCATTTCTCAAAGAGACGGTTGGAGCTTCAACATAATCATAACCAAAACTTTCAATTCTTAATGATGTTATGGCGCCAATTCTTGATGTGGTCAGTCCATATTGCTCACCATCACCAGTTATCTCGGAGACAGACAGATTAGCACTTGTTCCAGATGATGATTGTATGGTAATTATTGGCAATGAATCTCTTTTATATCCCTCGCCGCCAATAACAAAAGCGTTTGATGAATGGTTATTCATTGTTACCGAAGTAATTATGCCGCCTGGTGCAACATTCACAAATGCATTTGCTCCATATCCAGAACCACCAGTAAAAATTAGAATGTCGCCATTTGCGTAATTTGTGCCACCACTGTTTATGGTTATTCTGCCAAGTGATCCGATTTTATATAAATCATTTCTTAGAACTTTATAAACAGATACACCAGATAAATCATTAGGAAATGGTTCAGCAAAATATAAATTATTTGTATCTACGGAAGAAACTTCACGAATTGCTTCAAATTTATTATTGATAAACAATCTAACATAGTCACCAGTTTCAAAAGAAACGGTTAAGTTTTGTGTAGTATCATTTATAAGGGATGTTCCTGCTACGATGTTTCTTGCAGTACATACTAAAATGTCATCATAGTCTTCATTGTAAAAACTATAAGTTTCAACGGTTGGCTTTTGGCGATAACCACCGCCAGAACCATCAACTATAACGAATGAAATTGGAAAAACTGTGAACGCATCAAATGTTGATGCATTTGCTACCGTAACATTTTCCACGTTTGCAACATTTGGATGCAAACCATGTAATGTTTGAATGGACATATTTGAGACATTTAATTTTCTTGAAACTGAAGTGTCTAAAAGGTTAATAGAGGCTTTTGCTTCTGTACCAAAAGTTGTATTGGCAAAACCACCCTTGAAGTCAATGATTGATGAATTTAAATTTATTGCAGGATCTCTAAATCCAAATCCACTTTTTTCCACAATGATATCAGTAATACCACCCTTTGTTGTTACTCCAACATAAGCAACAGCGCCAACTGGTGTATTTGCAACAGGATTTAAACCACCAACAATACTAACAGGATCTCCATCATATCCAGTTTCTGGATCATATGCGTTATAAAAAAGACCTCTATTGTTTGGATTTATTTTTATTTCTGATAGAGCGCCAATCAAACGACCGCCAACAGTAACGTTTAGACCAGTATCTTCATCAACATATGTTGCAGTTATTCTTTCTCCGGTGGTAAACAATCTATTGACATTTGAAACATAAATTTCCGTATATGTAATACCAAGTTGACGGTCAACAGATTGAATTACTTTTTCAACAAGCGCAGTAGCTTTTGATGATTGACCAGTGATTAGAGTTTTTGCAATATTGAAAATATTGTTATCATTGGTGTCAATTCTAAGGGCTAATGGCAATACCCATTTACCGTCAGATGCTTTTAGTATGTCTTCTTTTGGATAGTAGATATCAATGTTTTCATTATACAATGCTCTGAAAAGGAACTTAACAGATTCTTGTGTTCCGCTAGATTTATAAAATTGAGTTACCAACTTTAAGAAAAGTCTTTTGTCGGTTACAATCTCTTGAGGAAAATAAGGAGCTAAATCCTTTTTTAATTGTTCAATGTAATAGTCATCGGAACTATCAATGTCATTTGCATTACGTAATGCATCAATTTCAAAGGAAACGCTATTTGTAGTTTCCAGCCATTCATAGTATTTCTCTAAGAATGTGACAAATTTTGGATAGTCACTTCTTACGAAATCTGGTAACTGTGAAGATACCAGGTTTGATGTGCGAACGTTTTCCATTAAATTGTATTAGTTTTAACAACAACGCTAGTAGGATCATCTGCATCCAGAACAAGCATTTTATTTAATTTAGATTGAATGATACTAATCTTTGGCTTAATGTGAACCATGATATCGCCGAAGTCATTGTTAACTGCTGTTGGATTAAAATTACTGATTGTTATTTTACCCAATGTATAATCAATAACACCAGTTACACCATTGTTTTTATTTTTGTTCAAAATAACTTTGGTACTTTGACTACTGATTTCATCCGGCTTGAAGTATGAAATTCTGATTTGTCCATAACGACCTTCAAGCACAGCCAATCCAGCACCCAAAGATCCACCACCGCCAGTGATTTGGACGGCTGCTGTGGTGTATCCGATGCCTGGATTTGTGACAGTAATTTTGTTCAATTTTCCATTCACTATTTCAGCGACTGCTATTGCACCTTCTCCGTCTCCAACAATTGTGACCTTTGGAGTTGATGTGTAGTTAAACCCTGGATTACTTACAGTCACAGATTCTAATCCAGAAAAAGATGATGGAACTTCTTCAAAAAAACATTGGCGAGAAACACCAATCTCATCGGTCATTGTGAAATCGGGTGTTGAGTAGAAGTTATCGTTTGTTGTTCCTCTAGCCAATTCAAAACCAAAATCGAGAATATATGTATCAGCATTAATTAAATCGGGTCTGAATTTTTTAGCAACAAACAAACTCACTTCATTAGAAATAATTGACCTATCAAAATTATCAATTGCGGTTTCAAGACCAGAAAATCTAAAATAGGTATTGAATTGATTCAAATTCGTAGAAGTATAATTTTTAATTAAAGTTACTATTGCGCTTTTTAATTCAGAATCGTTTAATGACAATTTTGATTTATCATAGAAAACGTTTGCTTCAACTTTTAGATAATTGTAGTCAATATCAACAATCTCTGGTGTAATTGTCAACATACTGATTGGCTTCAATATTGTATTTTTCACAAAATCTTTTTCCGTATCTGAAACCTCAAAACCCAATTTTGGTTTTGCTGAAACGAAAACTTTACCAAATACTGGTGGATCATTTTCTTCTCCACCCCATACATTGACAGCTTCAAAAGCAGGATAGTTTTGTTGAATTAACTTGATGTAATCATTCTTAGTCACAGCACGATTCTGTGATAGTAGAGCAAGAGGTGCGGCAAATTTAATTGAATCTACTGATTCTCTGGTGACACCACCAGCAGCCGCAGAAATTGAATTTACAGAAATTAAACTAAATCCACCAACTGTTGCGGAAGAAACAAAACTATTTGCTTTGTTTGATGCATCTGCACTGGTAATCAAATATTCTAGGGTGATTACACCACCATCCGGTATCTTTTTACCTAAAGTGTCATCACCAAAGTAAACTTCGTATTGTCCGTTTTTACCTTCTTGTAGGTAATAAACTTCGGATGTTGAATTTACAGTAAGTGCATTCGTAGATAAATCATAGACCACAGTTTCTGTATTTGAAGCAGACTGTTTCACCGAAACTCTCAAAGTTGTCGTATCAATGTTCGCATCTGGTATTGTAAACAGTTGTTTTGGATTAGAAAATAAACTATTGTTGTAAGAGTATGAAACTAGTTGTCCCTGATAGATTGGCACGTTTGTGAAAACAAAATTGTTTGCTGTTTTGGAAACTGTTGTAGATTCTACGGTAACAAACTTGTATGATACACCATCTAATTGTGAAGACGAAAATGCATAACCTCTAGGCAGAGTTAATGAACCTGGAGTAGAATTTGTTGTTTGAATAGTTACATTAACAATTGCTCTCGGTGCTCTAGCTGAACGTGGTGTATATCCAACTCGTTTTGCATGTGAAACAACAGAATTTCTAAGAGAAGCACTATCCAAGAATGCTTCATTGGCAATCATATTCAAGTAATATGCATTGTAGTGAGTATTGTATGCTAGAATGTCCAATAGAACACTTAAGCCAGAACCTTCAAAATCATAGTCTTGAAATTCAGTTTGTTGTCTTAGAAAATTTCTAAGATTAGTTTTGATAGAATCAAAATCTAATTCGGTTACATTTAAACGGTCCGCCATCTTATCTGTCTCGTTGTAAGAAGAAGTTTATTGTTATTGGGTCTGTTCTATTGACTATCAAAAATGTCATACCGATACTGTAAGAATTGCCTTCATAATTTGGCGAAACAGCAACGCTTTTTACGATAACTCTTGGCTCATAATTTTCTAGCGTTTGAACAATCTCACGCTTCAAGGCGGAAGATGTTATGGAATCCATGTTTTCAAATAGCAAGTTGCGTACACCGGAGCCCAACTGAGGCTGGAAAGGTCTTTCGTACCGAGAAGTGGAAATCAAATTCTTAACCGAATTGATTACCGCCATCTCGTCAACGTGCTTATTCACATCCTTCTTTATAGGATGGGCTGTGAAAGACAAGTCCAAGTCTTTGTATTTTCTGGTTGTTGCGCTTACTACTGTTGCCATGTTCTATTTATCAGCTAATTCTTGTAATAAGTTTATCTGTTCCTATATAATTTTCTATTAAAGCCGTCTGAGACTGACCCATTGAAGAAAATTGCCGAACTTTTGCAAAATCATCCATCAATGTTTTACTGTTGGTATAAAAATTTTCATCATGCAATTTTCTTGTGTCCATGAGACTTATAACATTTGCTAAATTATTATAAATTGTATTAGCTTGTGGTAATGTCAAACTGCAAGATCCTCCGCCAGAAATGCTAGTTGATAGTATTACCGTATTTGCAATGATGTTTGTGTTTGCTTGAGACAATTCTGGATCAATAAAAACGCTAGTGAAACTGCCAAAAATTGGAGCAGTATTTTGAATTCCATCGGTTTGATAAATGATATACATTAGTCCTTTTGCTACAGCCATCGCATTATCATAATACGGTTTTGCTTGAGCGGCATCTGGATTATTTGTTGCATCCGTTTGAAAACTTGTAACACCAGAAATTCTATTTGTGTGTGCCACAAAATTGGCAGAATTGGTGTATAAATTTGAAGATACATTTATTGAAACAATGTCAACTACCATGTTTAATTTATCTTGTACACCCAAATTTGTATAACTTGTAATTGTAAGTATTGTATCCCGTAATGTATTTGCAGAATTTAAAATGTTAGCTACTGAAACCGAAGTTGGATTTTTAAAGTAACCACTAACAGAACTATTCGCAATATCCTCCGATTGCCAATCAGTAATTATAGTCGGAACACTATTCAAATGTTCTTTTGCATCCACGGATAAATCTGGTATATCACCTCTAGTGTCTATGTAATTGTATCCTAATTTTTGAAATAATTTAGCCATAGTATTTTTCCTTATCAAGCACTTAAAAATTTACCTATTACGGGTCCAGCTTTTGGATGACTGTGTGTATTATAAATCAAAGAATTGATTGTGTCAAACATGAAAACTGCTGATGAAATACCAATACTTGCATATCCAATATTACCGACAAAGAAATTTCCTATTGGAGCATTTACAGACACTAATGATGTAATTGGTCCAACTGTAGTAATAGATCCTGGAGTCGCAACTGGAGTTAATGGAGTGGGCAAGCCCAATGATAACCCACCAAGAGAAGATGTGAATCCATATGGACCAGCAAAAACACCCATTTTTGCATTCACTCTTGATTCCGCAGTAAGCGTGTCGCATGTAATTGAACCATGAATGAATAAATCTGATCCTAAATTCAAACTTTGCGCTGATGACAAACTCAAAGAACCACCAAATTTTTCACTTGCACTAACGCTAACATTTTTATTACCAGAAATTGAAAGATTTCCAGCACTCAGGACATTCATTTTTCCTTTTACTGCAAGATTGTAATCTCCACCAACTTCCTGATTTAAATCACCATCCACTTGCATATTACAATCGCCTTTAACAACGATGTTACATGCACCGCTAACATAAATGTTTTTCTTTCCGATTGTAATATCAAAGCCTTCACCAAAAACTTTTATAACTTGATTTCCATCTGGATGCATTTCAATAAAGTTTCTAGATTTTCCGTGTTGTATGCGTACCCGTTCTCTTCCTGGAGTATCATCTAATTGAATTGAATGTGCTCCCTCACTATCCCACGTTTGATTGTATGGATATAATGGTGGATTGTCAACCGAGGCTGGAGATGGCGGTTCTTGAAATAAATTATTTGATGGATTGGAACTGAATGCACCAACCACCTGTTCATATGATTTAGTATAGTCGCTATTTGTTGCCATAATTTTTTAAGGAGTTTTTGATTTTTGGCTTGGTGCAGTTGGAACTTGTAATCCTGCAGGCACGGAGCCAGTGTATGAAGTGATTGTCGCATTAGCTTTGGTAACTTCATCTTGAGTGGTTGGTACAAATAAACCAACTGTTGATGAAACTGCAATTCCTACAGCTAAACCCGCAACAGTAGCAGATGCGGTTAGAGCGTCTTTAGTTGCTGTTGCAACGTCTTTTATTGCTCCTGCCAATTCTGTATAACTTTTTCCGGTATCAGATGGAGAAATATATGTATCTTCTGGCGCATCAATTGAAGATACATTTCCATTTGTATCGGTAATTAATTGGGAACCATCTTCAAATGTTTGTATAGAAGACCCATCCTCAAATTCTTGTGTTCCTACTGTCCATGTTGGACTAGTTGGTGCAGATTCAGTCCATACTTCACTAAAAATACTTCCTAAAGCCGATAACAATTTATTTAGACAGTCTCTCAACATTTCTAAATATTTTTTTGGCAAACTAAGAATCCATTGAATGAGTGCTCGGATCTTAACTAATACAGCAAGAACATATTTTTCAAATTCTATAATTGGTTGAATGTATTCTTGATTGATATAATTAATATACTCGGCTATAGACTTTAGCATATTGATAACTGATGAAAAAGAACCAGATGGATCACTAAACCCTAGCAATCTCATAATGGATCTAATTCCTTCTCTAATCCATTTTGCAATTCCTTTTAAGAATTTCTTTAGTCCAATATTTTTCTTCAAATCATTTGCAAAATCACAACTATGCACCAACTTATTATTTGTTACATCAATGCTTGTTCCTGCAATTTTTCCCATAGCCCAAATTGATGTTGTTGGTGTGCCTTCTTCCCCAAAATCTCCTGTGTTATACAGTAATGTGTAATCGGATAGCGATGCTTCTTCAACAGTGGTTGCTAAGATTGGTTTAAATGTTTGTGCGCTCATTTTTTATTCTCTTGGTGATATAGTCGCAGAATTCCATCCAACATGTCTCTGTAGCAACAATCAAGTTCCGAATGGGCATCTTCTAGTTTAATATCAGTATGACAATGACAATCTATAGACTCTATTTCTTTTAAGAATTCTTCGGTTGTAATTATTCCCGCAATATATTTCTCATGCGATATGGCTGCCTTCGCTGTCAAAATATGTAAATCAATTAAACTTTGACTCATTTTGATATCATTCCCGGCAAGAATCCAATCATCACTGGTTGTTGTGCAGTTTCACCATCTAAGAAAAATCCAACAATCCAATCATTTAATTTAGGAGAAGAAAATATTCTTGAAGTGTTAATAGCATACATTGGATGCGCCCAAGGCAAGCCTTCAGTTGGAAGTTGCGCTTTATCTGTATTATGCCAACCTAATATTCTAACTTGACACCTTCCCATTGCCAATGGATCTAGTCTGTTTTCAACTATGCCTACCCACCAAATGAAACCATTTTTTCCAGAAAAATTATTATCCATAAAAATCCGCCAAATCATTTTGTTGCTGTGTACTCAAATAAACTCTATCCCGATTTGAAGAATCTGTGGCCACTTCCAGAATGGTTTCATGTTTGTCATAAGTAATCATCTGTCTTGCGGCCACAATCAAATATTTACCACTTTTTGATTTATCCATGTTATCTTGATTTTTTTCTGAAGATTGCTCACTAGTCGTTGGAACTGTTATGTTCACGTTTGTGCCAGAAATCAAATCAAAGTTTCCTGGCATAACAATTTTTAATCTTTGATTCA